AAGTTCAAGGCAACCGAAAAGGCTACCTTCAACGTACAGCTCGCTTATGAAGACGCAAAGACCTTCGCAGCTACTGCAAACGTAGCTTACGAACTGGTTCCAGGCTTCACCATCACTCCAGAAGTTTCCTACACCAAGTGGGACGACAAGCTTTCCGACCTGAAGGGTCAGGATGCTTGGCAGGGTATGGTTCGCTTCCAGCGTTCGTTCTAATCCTTACGGATTGGTTACAGGAAACCCGGCAGCTTCGGCTGTCGGGTTTTTTGTTTGACAAATATCTAAGAACACCTATTTGAAAGATGCCATCTCATCGTAGAAGGACTGCGATGATAGACGACGATGATGTGACCTCCAGTCCGTCGCCGTTTGGCTGGGGCAGAGTCAGTCGCTCTGCCCCTCTTTCGTTAGAAGCGAGCGCGTAAATTTTCGAGCGAGTCATTTCGCGTGATTGAAATCACAATGAACAATAATCGACCATCTTCGAAGATAAATTGGGGTGAATACAGTGTGGCACCCAAGCAACGATATCTATTCTGGATCTTTTGTTTCATGATCATTGTAGGAACGGTTTTCGCTGCTCTCGTGCTGACACACTTTTGGCTTTCCATGGACTGAGAATACCACCAAAGCCAGCGATCAGAATCGTGATCACTACGGCTAAACATGACGAAATAATTGCAACTTTCTAACGTCTACGGTGTTTCACTTTCTAGTATACGGGGAAAGAGAAACATGTACCTCAATCGACAGCTTATTCGCTCTGCCAAGATCAGACCTTTTTTACACAGCCCTAAACTGGGCTCTGCTGGCCGCTCCGTAGGTCTAGCTTTGAGAGAACTAATCAGCTCTAAGGATTATACGGAGAGCAATAAGGACCTTGATCAGTTGCTTGACGAACTTGAAGTGGTTGAGCGGAAAAAAAATCTGTCGTAATTTGATGGCGAAAAATTCGAATACGCATGTTGCATTAACAGGATTCGCACCTAAATCTAATCCGCTTGCGGGGGTCTTGAAAACCCTGTGGCTCCAAGGCAAGCAGCCCCGTGACGTTGGGAGACGTGCCGGGGCTTTTTCTTTATACAATCGTGAAAAACCAAATAAGCGGCGCCACGATCAGAATAGCCAACGAGGACCAAGCCAACCGCCAGCTAACGCTTCTGGTTGCCATGAGGGCGGTCGCGACAGAAATCACAGAGGCTAACGAGGAACGGATCCCGACGAATAACCAATTAGCTCTGCGCTTTATTCCGTCTTACTAAGACGCCTTTCAGACATTGCAGAGCTTCAAAAACCTTTCACGTTCACAGCCATGTCGCATCATATTCGCGCGATAATTCCATTTTGACAACGCAAAAACTTAGCGCTAGTCGGGAGATCGGTTAACATTATAGCCGTTGCTTTTCCAAATTGCCACGAACTACATCCTTGTTGTTGCAGGCATTTTTCAGATATGTGAGTCGCGTGGCTCCGGTGCGTGGAGGAAGTTTTGCAATTGATCGATATCAACGAAGCTCTAGCTGCGTTAAATGAACGGGTGTGTGCTCTCGAAGGCAAGTCAGTAGCGTTTGAAAAACTGATAACTTATCAAATGATAATGTTCCTCGCGCAGAACGAGGAGCTTCGACCAGTTTGGGATGATAGCATCCAAACGAGCATCGAAAAGTTCAGAAAAATGATGAAAGGTTCTGATGATCAATCAGCGGTTCTTTTGGCTGCATTGATAGACACATTAGATCGGTGCAAATCCAGAGACCTTGCTGATCTGAACCATTCGTTTCCTTTCGCAGTGATAAAGGGCGGCATTGAAGACTGACTAGTCCTTCGACGAAGTTCAGCCCACGATAACCGCCCATATCTTCTTACCGAACGTCACCAGCAAACCACCGAGCGATGCTGCGACAAACGACACAAGCATGATTGCACCAACACCGCGCTCTCGCCAGCGGTTGAAGTCGGCAACAGGCTCCTCGACCTTCTCAAGCCGGTTGTCGACGCTTTGAAGCTTGCGCATCACCTCGTCCAAGGTTCGATCGGTCTTTTCCTGTTTCTCGTACTGCTGTTTCCGATCATCCCGCGCCCGGTCCATATCCTTGATGATTTGATCGAGCTTGCCCTCAACGCGGCCAATGGCTCTGTCCTGTCCAGCTTCAGTTGTCACCGGCTGCCCCTTCATTTCTTGTCATGCTTCGAGCATTCATCTTTCGACCAGACGCCACCGGCACAGCCGCGGACGATTGTGCGGTCGATCTTCCGCTGATCCGCTTCTGTCGCGCCACGAGTGCCGAGCAGATCAGTGCCAAGCACACTACGGACGCCGCTCACATTTGCCGGTTCTGAATGTCCACACCCCGCCAGCATCAACGCACTGATCATAATCGAGCACAGCACCAAGGGCTTTGTCAGTTGCTTCATTGTTCTGTCTTTCGATTTTGGCTTCGACGCTGGACCGGCCATCACGTTTCCCAGCCACGTAACCAGCAGCCAGACACAAAAATGCCGCCAGTACGGCGGCGGCGGTGATCTTCAACCAGTTGGGGATTAAGGCCCAGATCATGATCTGATCTTCCGGTATATGCCCCAGAGAGTGAGAGCCAGAACGATACCGCCCACGATGATGCGCGCCCACTGCCCGCTTGTGAGGCTGTCCTGCTGATCAACGATGGCCTGTGTAATATCTGGCAGGATCGGGCCGACTGCGCCACCCACACCAGCAGCGCCCGCGCCACCGATTGCAACAACGTCAGTTTTATCCGTCGTTGTAGTTGCTGCGACGGTGTTTGATGAAACGAAAGTACCTTTAGCCCATAGACCCGCTTCAGCAGCGCGGCGGTTAACAAGCCCCTGCACAGTCACTTTCTTTCCGGTCTTTGGATCGGTCGCTTTGACCCATCGAGCCAATTGGCCCGGAACAGCGCCGTAATCGCCCTTGTTCAACTTCTTGAGCAGCGTTGATGAATGCAGTTCGCCAGTGTTGAAATCGAAGGAAGTCAGGACAGCGAACTGATTATCCGTGAGCGGAACCTTCACCAACTTCTCAACTCTCGCTTCGAACTTTGCTAAGTCCTTAAGCAAGATACGCGAAGCCTCGGCCTTTGTGATGGTCATTCTCGGCGTGACAGTTGGCGATCCAGCTGCGGACGTATGGCCATAGCCAATAGTCAGAATGCCTGTGACATCCCTATAAGCTGTTGTCTTGAGGCCTTCCCACTGCTTGATGAGCGAAAGCCCCGCCGCGTTGATGCGTCGTGTCATTGTTTTTCCTTTCGGCAAAAGAAAAGGCCCCGCGATTGCAGGGCCTTGAGAAGAAATGAAGTTGAGATGCTCTGTTATTCCTTGAAACTATCAAACAAGGATCTAACTACAACGAGGGCTAGGCCAACGATCTGGGCAAAATTCTGCACTAAGAGCATGGGCAACAGCCAGTCGTACTTAGTGAAATCCCACCATCCCCAGCCTACCATCATTAACAAAAACATCTGAAACAAGATCAACATTGCCATGATAAATATCATGAAGTTTGACCATTGCTTCTTGCTCTGGTGATGGCTTTGGAATGCGGAAAGCTTCGCGTAAGCGAGCTCGTGGTCTACATATGAGCGCTCTTGTTCAACCGCTTCCAACGGTTCTGGGCGGTCAGTAGAAACAGGCTCTCCGAAGCGAGAAATCTCTTTAAGGATTTCATCGATTGTAGGATCAGAGTGGTTTTTGCTCTGAGACGCAGTATCTTCAAACATACTGCAGCCGTATCTCCATCATTGTTTTGCTTACGTCGAAGATGTCGGCCAGCATAGATACCGGCGCTTTAGAGACAGGCTCAAGTAGATGCTTCGGAACGAGGATTTCCGATGCAAAAGCGTTGGCCTCTTGCTCAAAAGCATTACTCCGTTCCACCGCTTGAAATCTTGGAAGAACAGGATACGCATCCGGGTTCCGTTCAAAGGCTTCTCGGTGCAATATCCAGTGTCCGAGTTCATGGGCAACTGTAAATCGTTGACGCTGAGGCCGGTCGGCTTTATTCACGTAAATGCGCTTGGCTCGAAAATCGATAAGCCCAGCAACATCCTCTGCGAACTTTCCCATGTCGGAAAACACAACGTTAACACCGTTCATTTCTGCGATTTCCACGACAGGAACAGGTGGCGTCGTATATATTTTCGTCAGGCTTCTGGCCTTGGCACGAGCCCCATCTCGATTAGGACGGTCATTAGCATGCATGGCAAAGGTCATAGCGCTACCCTCCTTCTGTTGATGCATACGCAGATAGCCCGGTCACAGAACCGAGCTTTAATTCATCGTAAACATAATGCGATTCTTTGCGATTGTAATAGATGTCAATCTTGACTTTTTATTTCATAGATGCGTGCAAAACTCGTTGTGAATAAGACCTTGGGTGAAATCAATCAGTTACCGATCATACCCACGTTACTTCCCCCATCCTGACTGTGATAAGCCGCGCCAGCTGGAACGGTTCTATCCATTGTGTTTCCTTTCGGCATGAAAAAACCGCCTCAAGGGCGGTCTTTCTTGG